AAAGTAGATACTTGACCGACCACCTCGCCCAATATTATCACCCGCCTCTCCCTTAATATTCGCCCCATTCTCAGGGTTTATTATCTTCAGGTGTGATGCGTGTTGTCTTAAGCTAAAACCATTAGGCACAAACTCATTGGGCAAGTTATCAATAATCATCCTTATCTTTTCAAAGATAGAATCAGGGTCGCCATTCTTATCAACCAAGTCCTCCTTCCTTGAGCCAAAAGCAATAGACGTACCACTGTGAAATATCCACATCCATGCAGCAAAAGCACAACATAACCATGTAAAGCCCACATCCCTCGACTTCTCAGCTAATCCATCCTCTTTGCCTTGCCATCTGTCATATAGCCAACAGATAAACTCTTCTTGTTTGGGGAATAGAATAAAAGGCATCACAGGGACTGCTTGCCTTGGGTCGTAGGTAATCATCCAATCATTGATAAAGTCTACTGGATTGGCAGAATAGTGAACCTTAGCCGCCTCTAGTAGTTTGTCATCATTACGGATTTTAATTAACCGCTCTTGCCTTTCAGCAAGGATACGGATTATCTCCCCTTCATCCATCCCTGTATCGCTTAACCTTAAATGGCTTTAGATAATGGGGGGCGCTCCAATGATATGCGTAGTTAGGGGTAAACAATTGAATCTCTACGCTAACCCGCAATCGCTTACCAACCTTTACACAAAACCCACACCAACCCCAATCAAAATACAGCGCATAGCCATATTTCTTCTTCAGGTTTCCAACATAACAGGCATTAAGCCCATTCCTATACCCGTCGCCCTCAGCCTTGTGGTGCATTACCCCTCCTAATGTTGCAGTTCTTTGCTATTGCTCTTAATCGACTCTTTGTATATCTCAGCAGCTTCTGCTTGACTGAGCGCATCCGTTATTCCCCTTAAGGCTTTTGTGGTGTCCTCGCCCAAATCAACCTCTTTCCTATCCCTCCAATGCTCTTTCCTACGGTTCTTAAGCCAAAAGATAGCAGCCGTTGAATCAGGCGGGTAATGCTTAATAAACTCTTGTGAGTCAGTAATCAACCCCTCATGAGTGGCAAACTTAGTATCAGGGTGTGAATAACCTAACGCTCGGTTATAGAGGGAATCAGCCACTAAAGCATCCGCTAAATCCTTACCCCTTTTTATGGACTCCGAAAACTCAGGATAATCAAGTTTCCATTTGTTTATTGTGGATACTGCAACATCAAGAAAATCAGCTAATTGCTCATCAGTACAGCCTAGCTTACAGAACTTCTCTACCTTATCATTCCACTCTGGATTGTATTTAGTTGGTCTACCCATTACTCCCCCTCTATTGGAAACTCAGCAACAAACTCAGGCTTACCAATGGTTAATGTTTCCCCATTAGGCTTCTTGTAGACTATGCTTCCATCTGGTTTGTTTTCTATATCTTCCCATGTACTTAATACACTACTTCCTCCCCCTATCTGACGATATGGTAGGTCAAGCATATTACAGGGTGATTTTATGTCTGTGGTATCCACGTATCCTCGGCTCTTAGCGATGATTCTATTCGCTTTAGCTGTTCGCGTCTTTCTCGCTTCATAGCTTTAGCTTTCAAATACATTTTACTCAATAACAGGGGATTACGCAATTCAGGATGGACAATTGCCGATTCAGGTCTAACTCTCGCTACAGATAAGGCCATTTTATTAGCCCTCCTTGTTGGTGAATGTTCACAAACTAAACAATACACCTTTTATATACGCTATTTGTCGTAGAGTGTCAATCAAAAAGCCCTTGGCTATGATAAATAAGAATCCGCTTGACATGCTCATATCTAGAAACATAGGTTACAAACACGCACCTATTCTCATTAATCAAGCAAGCCATCCACCCATCGCCCTCTCTGCTAAACCTTATATATCTATTGGTGTTTACTGGCACAGATTCTTTGTCTTCTCCATTACATATCCCCACTCTCCAGCACCTCCATAAACCTTTTTAATATCCGACTCTCTCCAAAGATAGTCACCGTTATCAACACATACCCTATAACAGTATTGCTCCCATAATGGGACATAACTCACTTCAAGTATCCTAGTCTGACCATTCCATTTAGGAAAGTCCCTTGATTGTATTAAAACAATTTCATCTATTTTGTAATAAGGACTTCTCAACCCAGCATTCCTATTTGCTCTGCTGTATTGGTTTCCCACTCTGCCTTCCTACGCTTCATAAGATCAAGGTATTTTTTATAGCCTTCGCTTTTATGTTGTGAGAACCCCAACCCTTTACACCAATAATCATTTCTTAACAAGGATTTACAGATTCTACGCCAGCTTGGAACTTCTCTTTTATTCTCAAGATTTAAATCCGCTTCATCCGGTATTCCGTCAGGATAGCCATGCTCTTCCCACCACCTTGTATGTAAAATAATCTTGTTTTCAAAATGCTCTTTGGTTTTAGGTGGCAAAGAGTTAAGGAACATTATAGCAAAACTTTTCCACGTATGCCCATCAGGTTTAGATATTTTATGATAGCCGTTTATGTTCCCACTCTCTTGAATATACAAAGCCCCTGAGTTTGCACCATTAACCCTAGAGACAACCTTAGCCCATGTTTCAGGCTCAATCAGATGAAATAACCACAACCCTCTACGCTGGTCATCCCCATAAGGCTGGCAAATTCTTTGTTGATGAATTGTCAGTCCAGCCCTGTGCATATAATCATAAAGTTTGTTGTGTGGCTTATCTGGATTCTTTGCATGATACCGCCATATGTCCTCTGTTCTCCAATCGTAGATTGGGTACACATTAAACACATTGTCAGTAACTTTGGTGGTGTACTGCTTATTATCTTTAGTTACCTTTTTGGTGTTAGCAATAGTCCTGAATCGGTTTAAGCTCTCATCTGTGCGTATACCCACAAGACAGGCACACTCTTCTCCTTTTGCATACCACTCTCCAAACAAAACTACAAACTCCTCAAATTCCATCTTGTCATGAAAGAAATCAAAATGGTCGCTTGAATGAATTGCTCCCTCTGGAAGCTCCCTTATCCAATTCTCTCGCTCTTCATCATCCCAACAAATCCATTGAGGCTCATAAACGCTGACCGCATTCCGTAAGGCGATAGGCAGACAAACCCAATGCACATCACACACATCTGCATACATCTCTATGCAGTTATTAGCGTGTTCAATGGTGAGTTTATATTGGCCTTCTAGATCAACGAGCAACAACCCAAACCTCACGCCCCTTGCTCTAGCCTCTTCCGCTGCGATATGTAGCATCACTGTTGAATCTTTACCGGCAGAAAACGACAAGTAAACCCTTTCAAAATTATCAAAAGTCCACTTAGTGCGCTCTACTGCTGCTTCGTATACTGATTTACCCAATCTTCGTTTAGGCATAATTCCTCCAAATACTTATTTTCCCAATACTTAATAGCTCTATCCGCCTGGTCATTCGCTAACACTTGCTGTTCTTCTGTTAAATGCCCCCAAGCCTGCCTCACTATATCCTCTGGACACCCTAAAGCCATAGCGCAAGCTGCGTGTCCAATCCATGCTTTTCTATTCTGTGACTTATCCGTTAGGTTATGCTCACAAGAATACTTCCACTTTTCAACCACCTTCATCATCCAGCGCCCGTATAATTTATGGTCACCCGTAAACTCAATTGCCTTCTTTAGATATTTCTTTCGATTATCTACTGTACCCCACATATTTGCATCAACCTCCTCCCACAACCAGTAGGGATGCCAAATGCGATCAATCGAGAGTTTCTGTATCGCCATCATAATCACCATCGGTTAATAACTCAGCCTCCCAAGCCTCTGAGAAGTCTTGATCTTGGAACATCTCGGCAAGTCCCGTAATCTGAGTAAGCCTTAAGACCTCATCTTGATCCATCCCTAACTCTTTCGCTATTTTCTTGTGACTCCAATTTCTACGCTTAAGCTCTAAAACAATCTCGCCCATAGCCTCTACGCTATGCTTTCCTCTAGCGCGATTATGGCGAATAGTTGAGGCCATTCTGTCATTACGCCCCTCTCTGTCCTGTTTAATCACCACAATAGGAAGGTGTCCCTTAACCCTTTCCTTAACATCATCAAGCTCCTTTCCCACCCTATGACGGTGAAATCCATCAATAACCTCAACCTCATTATTTTCATTTTCCCAAGTTACAATTGGCTGAGTATACCCATCACTCAGAATCGAAAGCCTTAACAGCTCCATCTCAGGGGGTGCTACGGAATTTGG